CTCGCAGTCGAGTGCATCAAGGCGGCTGGCATTTCTTTTGAACTCAGATGCCCCCTCGACGGAGAGTACAAAGTCGGATCAACGTGGGCAGATACACACTAAGGAGATAAACGTGGTTTACGAAAAAGTAAATGGGAAATATTATAAGGACAGCCCAGAAAGAAAGCGGTACAGAAACAACAACAGAATGTGGGTAAACGGTAAGTATATTGTTCAATCCCATCCTCTGCACAAACCCGGACGCTACAAGACGTTTACTGACGCCGCCTTTGATAGTCTTGCGAAGTACGAACTGAGCCGTGAGGGACAGGTGTACATTATCACTAACCCTAACTTCCCTGAGTGGGTCAAGGTAGGCATGGCAGTGGACTCAGAGGACAGACTCAACGGATACCAAACGTCTTCACCGTTCAGAGACTACGAGTTGTTCACTTGCTGGTCTGTGGCTGACAGGCGGTCTGCGGAGTCAGAGGCGCACAGTCTGCTAGAGAAAACCCATGACCGCAGAGGTGAGTGGTTCAAGTGCACACCGGACCAAGCACAGTCAGCCATAGCTGACCTAATGGAGCAACATAAATGAACAAACTTTACTCACTGGTAGATGACATTTACAAGGTAGTGTCTACTAAAGAAGTACCAGAGGACGTTGATCTGTACGACGAGATAGAACACTTTGGTGAGAACTGTAAACGTCTAATGACTAAGCTGTTTACAGAAGAGCGTGACGATGGACGCAGGCTGAGAATGTCAAACATCGGGCGAGATGATCGTTACCTCTGGAACGCTGTCAATAACTCAGATGTTAAGGAGGAGATGACTCCTAACACGTATGTCAAGTTTATGTACGGGCATCTGATCGAAGAGATGCTTTTGTTTCTCACTAAACTATCAGGACACGAGGTGACAGATGAGCAAAAGCAATGTGAAGTTGGCGGCATTACGGGCCACGTGGACTGCAAAATTGACGGTGTTGTCACTGATGTTAAGAGCACTTCCTCTTTTGGGTTTAAAAAATTCAAAGACGGAAGTTTGGCTTTTGATGATCCGTTTGGATATGTTGCTCAAATTAAAGGGTATGCACACTCTGAAGGGGAAACCAAGTTCGGCTGGTTAGCTATGGACAAACAGAACGGCCATCTAACGTACCTAATGTACGACTCTGAGGACACACAGGCTCCCGTGTACGAAAAGATTGGCTACGACATAGAGGAGCACATCGAACGTGTAAAAAAGCTAGTGGAGCAACCGGAAGCACCAGAGCACTGCCACGAAGTCGTACCAGATGGCAAAAGTGGAAACAAAAAGCTCGCAGTCGGCTGTTCGTACTGTCCCTACAAGTTTACCTGTTGGCCCGGAGTAAGAACATTCCTGTACTCAAGTGGACCTAGATACTTAACAGAGGTGGTCAATGAGCCGAAAGTCGCGGAAGTCTAAACTAGGAAACTTTAGGTCGGAGTTTGAAAAAGATGTTGCCACGCAGTTACAACCATTTGGTTTTACATACGAACCGTTCCAAGTCCCGTACAGGATCGAACGAAAGTACACCCCTGACTTTGTGTATGAACTCAACGGACGAACGTATCTCATTGAGTGCAAAGGATATTTCAGAGCAGGAGACACCCAGAAGTATCGCTCAATCGCTAACTGCCTTGGAAGCGATCAAGAACTTATCTTCATACTTATGAAGCCTAATCAGAAAGTAAGTAAAAGTACCAAAAATACTATGGCTGAATGGTGTGACAAACATGAAATTTTATGGTATAATATAGATACGCTTAAGGAGTTGGTTGATTATGTCTCTGACACTAGAAGAAATTAAGGAGAAGCTGTTGCGGTTCTATGATCCTGACGATCTTCTGGAAGCCCTGCAGATTTCATCAGAAGAAATACTAGATAGGTTTGAAGATAAACTACTCAAGAAGCTAGAGAATTTTCACGAGGAACTAGAGGAAGAGTATGAAGAAGAGCAGTGGTGAGAACGAGTGGACCGACTATAAATCAATAGATGACGTAACGCCAGAGGAGTGGAACAGAGTGTCTAAGACAGCAGTAGGCAAACTGTACCACCCGGAGGACAAGCACAACCCAGTGACGCAACCAGATCACTACAACAAGGGGGCGATAGAGGCCATTGAAGCAATCAAGGCGTCCATGCACCCACAAGAGTACAAGGGGTATCTCAAGGGGAACTGTCTGAAGTACCTCTGGCGTTACGAGTACAAAAACGGTGTAGAGGATTTACGTAAGGCCCGTGTCTATCTGGATTGGCTCATAAAGGAGATTGCCTTATGAAAGTAATCGACGGTAACTTTGGTAAGAAGGACGAAAAAACACAGGACGTACCCACATCAGAGTTTCTTTCTGTGTTTGTAGGTAAAGCTATGGCGCACGAGGAAGAGGGACGCAAGGTAAAGGTGGCTGTTGTGATGTACGAAGACGGTGAAATGTTTGAAGTAGCATCCAACGAACAGTACCCTGACGGTGTGTACATGCTTTTGCAGATGGCAGGCCAAGCAATCATTAATGAAACACTAGGAGTAACTGAATAGATGGACGCATACCAGCAGTACATACACAAGTCTAGATACGCCCGTTACCTTCCAGAAGAGAAGCGCAGGGAGACTTGGGAAGAGACAGTAAATAGGTACATCAACTTTTGGGGCGATGATCTGCCAGAGACTGCACGTAAGGAGGTTTACGAGTCTGTACACAGTCTAGACGTAATGCCATCCATGCGAGCACTGATGACCGCAGGAGAGGCGCTAGAGCGTGACAACGTAGCGGGATTTAATTGCTCTTACCTACCCATAGACCACCCCAAGGCCTTTGACGAACTGATGTACGTGCTCATGTGCGGCACAGGTGTGGGCTTCAGTGTAGAGCGTCAGTACGTACAGAAACTGCCGGAGGTTGCGGAGGAGTTCCATGAAACAGATACAGTTATCAATGTTGCAGATTCGAAAATCGGATGGGCGAAATCGTTTAGGGAGTTGGTATCACTGCTGTATTCAGGTCAAGTTCCCAGATGGGACGTTAGTCGAGTACGATCTGCAGGTTCCCCGCTTAAAACTTTCGGAGGTCGTGCAAGCGGCCCTGAACCTCTCGTCGAGTTGTTCCGATTCACAGTGGACTTGTTTCGGGAAGCTTCTGGACGAAAACTTAGCTCCATTGAGTGTCACGATCTTTGCTGTAAGATTGCTCAAATCGTCGTTGTCGGAGGAGTCAGACGAAGCGCCCTCATCAGCCTCTCAAACCTGACAGACGATAGACTACGACGATGTAAGCACGGGCAGTGGTGGGACGAAAATCCCCAACGTGGACTAGCAAACAACTCTGCGTGTTACACAGAGAAGCCAGACTTTGAGGCGTTTTTAAATGAGTGGACCAGCCTGTACGAATCACGATCTGGCGAACGAGGTGTCTTTAGCAGAGTCGCCAGCCAAAAACAAGCGGCTAAAAACGGTAGAAGGGATAGTGAGTTCCAGTTCGGTACGAATCCCTGTTCGGAGATAATATTACGCCCGTACCAGTTTTGCAACCTTTCAGAAGTTGTTGTCAGGCCGTCCGATACACTTGCAAGCCTCAAACGAAAAGTACGAGTTGCAACTATCCTTGGGACTCTACAGGCAACCCTTACAGACTTTAGATACCTCCGAAACATCTGGAGAGCAAACACAGAGGAAGAGGCACTGTTAGGCGTATCGCTTACAGGCATCATGGATCATCCGTTACTATCAGGACGGGAAGACAAGGCAAAGCTGAAGAAGTGGCTTACGGAGATGCGTAATGAAGCTATCGTTACTAACGAGCAATGGGCTAAGAGATTGGGTATTAATCCTTCTGTCGCGATTACTGCGGTTAAGCCTTCTGGTACTGTTAGTCAGTTGGTCGATTCTGCTAGTGGTATTCACCCTCGCTACAGCAATCAATATATTAGACGAGTCCGTGCTGACTCTCGTGACCCACTTTGTGGGGTCCTAGAGGCCGCAGGAGTGCCTGTGGAGGACGATCTAATGTCCCCTAGTACACGGGTATTCTCCTTTCCTATTACGTCTCCTGAGGGCGCTGTGACAGCCTCAGACATGGGTGCTATGGAGCAGTTAGATCTGTGGGAGATATATCAGGACTACTGGTGTGAGCACAAGCCGTCTATGACTTGCTACTACCGTGATGAGGAGTTTCTAGAGGTGGGCCAGTGGCTGTACAACAAGTTTGACAAGGTATCTGGAATTTCCTTCCTTCCGTACTCAGATCACACTTATCAACAGGCTCCTTATGAACCTGTGGATAAGGCCACCTTGAAAGAACTAAAGAAGGGTTTTCCTACAGAGATATCGTGGGATATAGAAGAGGCCAGCGATATGACTGAGGGGTCACAACAACTGGCCTGCACAGGTAACAACTGTGAGCTATGACATAAAGAATATGGAGTAGCCCTCTGACTTACCTACGTCCTCTGGCTTGTCTTTCGGGTCATGAGGCGTAGGTATTCCCGTTTCCTGCATCTTACGGACTTTTTCCTTTGACTTCTGACACATACTGTGGTAGTCGTGGGATGTGTAGCTTACTGTGTGTTTGTCACTGTTGTTGTTTTTCACTGTTATCCTCCAGCGGCTTCTAATTGTTTCTGTTCATCTGGCGTAGGAACATCTGAAATAGCACCAAGCGTTCTAAGAGTACTCAAACTTAGATTAGAATTTAACACATTAGTAAAGTAAGCACCAACGTCTTTTATGTAATCTCCTGCTCCTTGTAGCGTAGATTTCACCCACGTTTCCATATCTCCTTTAGGGGGGTTTGCTAGTTTCTCTACCACATCAGGATCTAATAGAACTTCCGCAGATTTCACGTAGTATTTATCTTTACCTTTACTTAAGACTGATTTTGAAATTAAGTTTATAAACTTACGTTCCGTAGACAAAATTTGATTTCTTAATGTGCCTACGTATTCTGCATAACTAACTCCAGTAACGTCTTGTGCGGTGTCAATTACTCCTGTTTCACCTAATGAGTCTTTTAACAAGCCACTCATTCTAGTAAGAAGATCCGTTAGTCCCGCTAATTTGTTAATGTTACTGACGTACTTACTATCAAATAAATCTATTGCGGCATCAGCATTTTTATTCATAAAATCCTGCATACTACCTTTACTAGAAACAGCTTGCGCCAAAAACTCTTGTCTCAGTCCTGTCATTACCATGTCTTGCTGAGTTTGGTCCAGTTTTTTTATGTCCTGTAAATATCTTTTGCGTTCTCCCGGCTTATTAATCATTTCAGCAACAACAGTGCTAAGATTTTTTTCCTGCACAGCCTTATAGAAACCGCTAGTCAATTCTAAAGATTTCTCGTTGTATGCTTGTGTGTGACGAGCCTGAGTGTTTTTGATTGTCTTTAATTTAGAAGAGGCTACAGATAACTCATCAGTTAATCCTGCAAATTCAATAAGCCTTCTGTTTTTTCGTATGAAGTTGTCTAGTTTACTTTGATTGAGTTGTCCGTCCTTAAGTACTGACTTTTCAGCTTTGAGTCTAACGGCGTGTCGTACAACAGCCATGCCCGGCTTTCCTACAAAGTTTACGTAGTCTTTAGCCTGTTCGTAATTCATTAGGCTTGTTGCCGCACCTGATTCAAATTTTCTGGACTTAATTTCACGCATACCCTCAGCTTTAAGAGGAAGCCCTAATTCTTGATAGTAAAACGCATCAGCATCTCTAACCGCCTGTACAAACTTAGGAGATTCACCAGACTGCCTAACGAGAGTGCTGTCCACAACTTCTTTAAGAGAATACAATCTAGAAATACGCTGGCTAACGTCAGTACTCTTGTCTCTTACCCTAAACAGCAGAGAAAGCTCGCGGTTAATTCCCTTTTTAAGAGAGATTAAATCGTTACCAGTAACTTCTGGCATCTCTAAAGATTTTTGCCCGCCCCCGTCCTCAATTTCTTTAGGTGACCACTTACTTTCTAGTTTCTTTGCTACGGTGCTTTCTGGACCAAATATGTCAGCCAGCCTTGCGCCCCTAAATAGGCTGTAAACATTCGCAACTTCTGTCTCAGCAAGCAACACTTTAGATCCTTGCTTTTCTGCTAGATTGTAAAGTTGATTAGCGGCTTGCCTAACATTGCTTTCCTTACGAGCTAAAAGTTTAGTAGCAACCCTACCAACATCTATTACGTCCTTTTCTCCTACAACTTTAGCAGTAAGGCCGCTAAGAACGTCATCTATGTTGGCGTTTTTACGTTCTAAGTTTGATCTTAAAGCGTTTTCTATTTTGGTTTTTTGTTTTACCGCAACGCCTTCAATAATAGTCCTGTCTATTTCTTCAGACACGGGCATATATTCATCAAATTTTTCACTTACTTTTGTAGCATCTCTAGCTATTTTTTCTACAAGGTCTTTTTGAAACCCTTTGTTATTTTGTGTTGTTTTACGGACCCAATCTCTTACGATAGGGTTTTCAACCAAAGTAGCTACTAAACCTCCTACCTCAAGGTCTGGTATTTCCTCTTTGATGTTTGCTAAATTTTCTACGGCTCTAGTTACTTCTTTTTCAGTAGAAGTTGACTTAATTCTGTTAATCTCAGCCCTTACTCTACTATTAGACATAGCATCACTTGCAACACCCAGAGTACCTGTTTCACCACCTATTACTTTGTTTTTTATGTCACCAGCAACCTTGACTCCAGTAGACAAAGCGG